GTTGTGGTTGCAACTCAAAACCCGACTCGGTGGCAGCCCCAACGGCACCGGCAACTATTTACTCGGCGGTTTTAAAATCGAAACCCAATCGCCGTGGGAGGAGGTTGCCGACCCGCTGTACAAAATACCTGATTTTACGAAAGATCAAAGCCTCACCGCTGCCACGTTTAAGACACCGGCAGGCGTGACGTATGCAGACCTTGATAGCGGGCTTGAAGCGATACCGCAGTGGGATGAGATAACGCCTGCAACGCAACCGGCCGGCACGTGGTACACCGATGGATATTTTTTATATTACAAACTCGACGGTGGCGAGACTGACCCCAATGACCTCAACATACACGGTTCAGGCAACACAAGCGGGCAGGAGAGGTATAACGGCCCGACGTGGACAGTTGATACGGGCGAACACGTCAGGTTTTTGAATCCACCGGGCGAACGCAATTTGTTATTACGCGGCGGTCGGTCGGGCATATCGGTAATCGGCGACGAAGGCGACCCCGGAATTATCGTAGATGGATCGGGTGGCCTTGACGTAAGTTACAATCATTTTGTCGGGTGGGGCGGCAACGAGTTCGGCGAGACGAACCTGACCAACGGCGGCAACATTGGCAACGAGATACTTGGCCTCGACGCCGTTGAGTATGGCGTACCAAAAGGCTCGGCGATGTTATTCTCAACCAACTCGGTCGGGGTGTTTGCCGGGGTCGAAATCAGGAACTCAACCGACGATGGCATACAAGCGGTCGGCGAAAGCGACCTAACCGTTGAAGGGTTTTTGTGTGTTGATTGCCTCGGGCACGGGGTCGAACACAATAACGGCACTGCGAGCACCGTGAGGATTTTTAGAAACGGCATAGTTGTACAAACGGCCGCGGCACCGAAACCGGGTATCAACGAAACCGGGGATTTTGAGGGCCACGCGACATACGAAAATATCGTCACGATACAGGGAACCGGCAACAATGCTTCTCCAATTATTGCCAATTCCACCATACTCGCGGGCCGCGTGTGCAATAACAACTATATGACCGGGGGCGGCGCGAATTTCGATTTATGGAATATGGCTAAAGTCGAAGCTGGATTTGACGGTTACGACAACAACGAGGTGACAGGTATCTCTGTTGAGGGTTTCGACGCCGATTGGTTTATTGATGCCGGGTCGGATTTAGTTGGAAAGGGTATTGCAACGGTTGTCGGCATAGGCCGCGATGGACGACCATTTGCGACGTTGCCTAGCGTGGCCAGTAACGAGGGCGCGGGATTGTGATTGTAAGCAAACCAGCGCGGATGTAATCTTTGAAGTTCAGGACAAAGGCTTATCTCCCCGGAGTCCTGACTGGTTTCGCAAACATGCCTTCGTGTCGGAGCAACATGTAGCGTGATCAGTGAGCATGGGCCCGACGTACTGCGAGTCACATCGTGTCGGGCCCAGCTCTTCCCTTAACCGGAGGATGATATGAAGTTTGACAGAAGCTTTTTCTTAGCACTGGCAGTGACAGCAGTGCTGATCACTTTCGCAGCATACGGCAACGGCAATCACGAGCAGAACTCGCACGAGGGCAACAGCAGCGCAGGGGCCACGTCCACTACGACTGCAAACCTCGATCAGACCCAGGCACAGAGTCAGAACAATAGCGGCAATACCCAGACGATCGGGTTCACGACTCCTGACAAGACCACGATCAAGAACGTGCCGGCCGTATTCGCGCCCAATGCCTACCCCACCGCACCATGCAGGGTCGCAGCCTCTGGTGGTATTGGTTTTGCGGGATTCGGCGCCAGTGGGGGCGGTTCCAAGGAAGACAAGGAATGTACACGGCGCGAGACGGCGCGCATGTTCTGGGCTTTCGACCAGCAGGAAGCAGCACTAAAGCTGCTGTGTCTGTCCGAAGTAGCACAGCACGATCTGGCCGATGAGTGTGGGGCGATGATACCGAGTTTGCGCGCGGCAGCTGTCGGTCTGGCTGTGAAGACATCAGGCAAAACAGTGATGCTTGGCGGCAAGGAATTGGGGAAATAACATGGCCAATACAACCGTAAGGATACGCAGGATCAACGCCCGTGCGATGGTCTTCGCCGTCGATGGCAACGAAAAGCCGTATGAGGTTTACCAGAAACTGCGCCGCAATCGAAAGCCGCAGTTCGTCGAGAAGCCCGGTCATTGGCCGTTTACGGGACTGTAATGTCTGCATCCGCGGCACAGGTTAAAGCCAGTACTGCCGGTCGTCGGCCTGCTTCCAATGAGCCTATGGTCAAATACAAGACCAGGATGACCCCGGAACGCTGGAATATCTTCCTGATGGAGATCGCCAACGGTGCCACCCGGAAAAACGCGGCCACGACTGCCGGTGTGTCGTACCAGACCTATCAGGCCTACCTTATATCCGCCGAGGGCGCGACAGCACAGGCCCGCTTGGCAGATGTTCAGTGGATCCGCCGCGACTGGCCAATCGAGCGTGTTGAGGACATCTGCATCGAGATCGCCAAGGGTAAGACATTCAAGCAGGCGTGCATCGATGCGAACCTGCTCGAGGAAGAAGTTACCCAGCTATACCGGTTGCTGTTTCACGATCCGGCAATCAATGAAATCTACACTGAAGCCCGTCTGATCCGCACCGAGGTCATGATGGACGAGCTGATCGAAATCGCCGATGACTGTAAAGACGATAAAACCGGCGCGCGAATCAATCACGATGTCGTCAATCGGGATGCCCTGAAGATCAAGACCCGGCAATGGATCATGGGTAAAATGAATTTCCGTCGTTTCGGCGAAAAGCAGCAGATCGAAGCGACAGTCAACGTCAACGTCAACCATCAGGAGACGCTCGACGCCGCGCGCAAGCGCAAAGAACGTGCCCACCACAAACGTACTGGCGGCAAAACCATTCAAAGTACAGCTACGGAGGTGGCGTAATGGGCTCAAGAAACGCGAGTAGAGATCAGGTCGAACTCAGCAGGGAGCAGCTGATCACGGCTGCAGACGAAATCAACAACACCAGCAGGGTAACGGTCATCGACTCGACCAGCGGTGTTTATGCCATAACGATCACATCCGGCCTGTTCGACGGACAGGAAAAATTCGTCATACATAAAGCCGGCACCAATGCGGTGACGCTGTCAGGTGCATTCTTCATGGCTACCAGTGCCATATCCGATGTACAGGGTGAGGCATACCATATGGTCTGGAACGAATCAGACGCCAACTGGTACGTCGTCGGCGCGACAGCCGGTGTAACTGTGTAATAGGAGAATTTGAAATGACTGATTACAAACTTCCAAAACCTGAAACTGGCGGAAAGCCGAAAAAGATCACGACGAAAAATCCACCGGGCGGCCCGCAAACTCCGGGGGCGAAAGCAGATACGGCACGGCATAAAGCAGCGAAATCGAAATGAGTAAGTCCAAATACGGCCCGGTCGCCAAAGCCGCCAAATCGCGTAAAGGCCAGGCCGCGGTCGGTGCAGCAGCAGGCGCAGTGATCGGCGGCATGGTTGGTGGGCCCGGTGGTGCTGTCGGCGGTGCCATTGCTGGCGGTGCGGCTAAAGTTCTTGAGCACGATATTCATGTTGGCAAGATGATGGGCAAAGCCAATGCCATCTCAAGACGACATCAGATGGCAAAAGCGAATAACAAAACAGGCTGAACATGTCTCTCGCTGCAACCAAACAAGCGATGTCGGACTCCGAGTTCGAGTTGGAGATGACCAACGATCTCGCTGAGTTCTACGACGATCCGCTCGGTTTCGTTAACTATGCATTCCCATGGGGAGTCAAAGATGGACCTCTTGAAGACCACACCGGGCCAGACGACTGGCAGGCCGATCAGCTCCTACGCATTGCAGGCCGCATCAAAAAGGATCCTGAAGGCACGATCCGTGAGGCGATCGCCTCGGGCCACGGTATTGGCAAGTCCACTGAAGTGGCGTGGATCATCCTCTGGGCAATGTCGACGCGGCCTCATCTCAACGGTGTCGTCACTGCCAATACAACCAACCAGCTCAATACTAAGACCTGGCGCGAGCTTGCGCTGTGGCATAAAAGAGCGATCAATGCGCACTGGTTCAAATGGACCGCGACGAAGTTTTTTCATCTTGAACACCCGGAGACTTGGTTCGTCGCAGCGACACCGAATACGGAGCATAACTCTGAGGCCTTTGCGGGCCTGCACGGCACTCATGTACTGATCATCTACGACGAGGCTTCGGGTATTCCCGACAAGATCTGGGAAGTATCTGAAGGCGCGATGACGGACCCGCGCGCGATGTGGTTCGTCTACGGCAACCCGACCAAGAACACCGGGAAGTTCAGGGAGTGCTTCGCTTCTGACGGCCATCGATGGGCTCACCACAACATCGATTCGCGCACCGCTAAGATGACCAATAAGAAGGAAATCGCGGCTCAGATCAAGGTTTATGGTATCGATTCAGATTTCATCAAGGTGCGTGTGCTCGGGCAGTTCCCGATGGCAGGCGACATGCAGTTCATTCGCAGTGACGTTGTCGATCGCTGCATGCTGACGGAGGCCCCTTATGAAGCCTATTTTCAACTTCCAATCGTTCTTGGTGTCGACGTCGCTCGATATGGAGACGACCGGACGGTCATCGCCATCCGACAAGGCCGGAAGGTGCTCGAAATGCGGAAGTACCGTGAACTTGACACCATGCAGGTGGCGCAAAGGGTGGCTGAAGCTATTCGTGAGTTCAGACCGGCGGCGACTTTCGTCGATGGTGTTGGAATCGGAGCCGGAGTCGTCGACAGACTGCGAATGCTCGGCTTTGATATCGTTGAAGTGATTGCCGGGGCCAAGGCACAGGACATCGAGCTGTACTACAACAAGCGCGTCGAGATGTGGGATCGCATGCGCACCTGGCTATCGGCCGGCGCCGATATCCCGACCGATACCGATACCCGTAAAGACCTGATCGGCATTGAATACGGCTACAACGACAAAGAGCAGATGCGCCTCGAGCGAAAAGCCGACATGAAGAAACGCGGCCTGAACTCGCCGGATGACGGTGACGCAATCGCGCACACGTTTGCAGAACTGCTGGGAACGGCGCTGAGTAACTGGTTTGAGCCTGATGAAGGGAGCTTCGAACCGATATGAAACGATACTTCAGTAATTTTGGTGTCTGGCGTCGTGATGTTTTTCATGGCAATTATAAGGCTCGTAATAAGCTCAACTGCTTTGTGAACTGTATGTTTGGTGGTGATCCACGAGTTACGATTTCGCTACGAACGCAGCGAAATGCGGACCCGATCAGCAATCTGGTGAACTGGATAGCGAATTTACTGCATCCAGGCGGCGTCAAGTCGCGCCCATGGGGTGAAGGCACCTATGACGACCTCGAACTACACTGGCACTACCAAATTGTCGTCACGGTCTTCTGGATCATCATGATCATTGGTTTGATCGTTGTTCTGTGGAGAAACTACACATGAGCAGGCGAATCCTTACGCGCGGCCGGAACAGGCGTGAAGTCACAAGTGACTGCAATGTCATCGATTTCACCGAGAGCGATGATATCAACCGCGACAAACTGGAAATGTGGCTTGCCAAACAGATCGGTACGGCGATAGCGAAGAAGTATCCGAATCGTCAATGGGGTGTCAGGGTTAATGTTCAAGGACAACTGGCAATCATCACCTGTGACGATCTGTCGTTGCTCAACGGATACCATTTACTTTTTAACCGAGACACTGTTCATGACCTTCAACTGCGCGCGGTAAAAGCGGCTGGCGAGGTTCTGGAGCGATTCAATGTAAGTCGCAACATCATATTTGATCCTGATATCATGGAAACAGTTCTACGAGATTTTAGAGGCGAGGTCATCAGCAACGATGCAAGACCCGACTGACACAAAGCCGATACCGGGCCGCGATAACCCGCCGGGACCGTTGCGAGATCCTGCAATTACGGGCGGTAATTACAGCCCGCCGTATACCAATGATCCCAGAGACAGGCCACCGGGCCCCCAACCGGAAATGGATTCTGCATTTGAGAAGTCGCCGGAGCAGGTGGCAGAAGAGAATGAACTCGATCGAATCACGGGACTGGTTGAAAAAGCGCAGCGCATTTTCTCGCTTTCAACGGCTTATATCGAAGCCAATATCACGACAACGTGGGAGCGGAATCTTGCTCACTTCAACAGTGAGCACGCGCCGGGTAGTAAGATTTCACAGAGAAACTACAAACGCTCACGTACGTTCCGACCCAAGACCCGGTCCAGTATCAAGGCCGCAGAGGCAGCGTTAACCACAGCCGCATTTTCAACCCTGGATCTGGTTGACATTTCACCGGAAGATCCTCGCGATGAAGCGCAGTCAATATCTGCGGTCATCAACAAGAACATTCTGCAGTACCGACTCGATCGGCGCATGCCGTGGTTCCAGACCTGTATCGGCGCCTACCAGTGCACCAAGGTTTACGGGCTGACGATCTCCCATAATTACTGGCGGTACCGTCAGGACGTCAAATACGAACTAGCGTTAAATGAATCCGGGCAGGCCATTACCGATGAAGACGGCAACTTGATGGGAATCAAGAAACCGATTGTCAGGGATGACAGGCTGTGTTGTGATCTGGTGGCCCCGGAGAATTTCAGGTTCAGTGCCATGTGCGACTGGCGCGATCCGGTCGGCACCAGTCCATTTCTGATTTACATCATGCCGATTTATGCCGGCGATGCTCTCGAAATGATGCAAAACGAGAATCCGAAGACCGGTGAAGCGCCATGGTTCAAGCACAGTCTCGATTCACTGCTGTCCACGAGACGCAAACTGTACGACCGCACGCGACAGGCGCGCGAGGGCGACAGGCGCATTGATCCGGCCGTAGACTCTGCTGGTGACACGTTCACCATGCTCTGGGCTCACATGAACATCGTCAAGATGAACGGCCAGGACATGGTCTACTGGACGATGGGTGACCAGTTGCTGTTGACAAACCCGGTCGCTGTGGCCGTTGAGTACCCACACCTCGAAGACGGCGAGCGGCCGTTCACGATTGGCTTTTCATCGATCGAAGCATTCAGGAATTATCCGGCTGGCGATGTCGAGCAGGGTGCCAGTCTGCAGGCCGAGATCAACGAAGTTGCGAACCAACGTCTCGATAACGTCAAACTGGTACTCAATAAAAGATATTACGTCAGACGTGGTAGCCAGGTAGACCTCGATGCGTTGGTTCGCAATGTTCCGGGTGGCGGTGTGATGATGAACGATCCTGAAAAGGACGTGAAGACCGTTGATACCCGTGACGTTACACAGTCCAGTTATCAGGAACAGGGCGCACTGATGACTGAGTTCGACGATCTGGTCGGCAATTTCAGCCAGACCTCGGCCAAGGGTTCCGGCAACGAGAAGGAAAAAGGCACGAAGGGCGGGCAGCAGCAGATGGGCGGAATTGCCAACGTCATGTCTGACTACAGTTTGCGTATATTCTTCGAGACATGGATGGAGCCGACGTTGCGCCAGTTGGTCAAGCTGATCCAGTACTACGAAACCGATGATGTCATTCTGTCCATGGCCGCGCGCAACTCTGATCTGTGGGTCCGGTACGGCGTCGACAAGCCCACCGATGACCTGATTCGAAAGGATCTGCTGGTGCGGATCAACGTCGGCATGGGCAACACGGACCCGATGCGCAAGGTCGAGCGACTGTCACTGGGGGTCAAGAGTGTCATTGAGCTGCCAGGCATGGCGCGGCGCATCAAGTCGTCGAAGATTGCTGATGAGTTCTTTGGCACGCTGGGTTTCAGGGACAGCTCGAAGTTTTTCCGCATCGATGAAGAGCAGGAAGCTTACGACAAGGAAAATCCGCCGCAGCCACCGATTGAGATGAAACTCAAGCAGGAAGAGCTGGCCATCAGGCGCGAGGACAACCAGTTCCGTGAGAAGCGGGAAACCGAAAAACTGGCAATGGAAGAACGTATTGCCATGGCCGGGCTGGCGCTCAAAGAAGGCATTTCTGTTGCTGAATTGGAAAACAGGCTGCAAGTTACCGATAAGCAGGAAGAAACCAAGCGCGGTATTGCGGACCAGAAAGACTTGTCTACACGCGAGAGCGCAGATCAGTCAGACATCACGGCCCGTGATTCTGCTGACCAGAAGACTGACTTCGGTGACCGGCAGGAACAAACCAAACGCGACATTGCAGCTTTGAGTTCTAATGACGCAGCCAATGTGGCACTGCTTTCCGCGGCCGAGACGGCCAGTAAACCCAAACCATCGGCAGCTAAATCAGCATGAATGCAGTAGTAAAACCAGATCAGGCTGAAGGTGGATTCGATGAATCGAATATCGATTTCATCGATGAGGCCGAGCGGCAGCATTACATTGAGGCCAAGCTCGGTGAGCATATTCGTGATTTTCTGGTTACCGTGCAGGGACGGTACATGCACGGGCGCGCGAAGGCTGATGTAGAAAACGTCAAGAATGCGCTGATGGAGCTGGACCCGACCAAACCGGAGGATCTATTGGAATGGAAACGATTAAAGCTTAAAGCTGGTGCTGCAAAGAATTTTATTGAATGGTGCGCTGATGCAATTATCAACGGCGATGCTGCCTACCATATGATTGACGAGGATTAAATCATGAGAGACGAAGCTACCACACAAGGCGCTTCCGTACCGGACAAGCCGGCGGCGGATGAGACTGTAGAGCGCACACCCACTCCGCGAGAGACTGCGGTTATCGACATTGCAGATAAGTTTGAGCAGCAGAGAGAGACGGATCGTGATGAACTTCATGCTGTCGATTCTGAACAAAAACAGATGCACGATGACATCGTTACCGAACAGGAATTGTCTGCCGAAGGAGCAACGATAACTCCGATGGCTGATGCCCAAGTGCCGGGCGACGAAAAAATTGAAACACCGGGCGCGCAAGAAAACTTGCAAACAGACCCGATGGAAGAATATATTGTAACGAATGATGATGGTGTACAGTGTTTTGCCACCGTTATCGATGGACAGCAGAAATTAATTCCGCTCGATGCTGCCCGTCAACAGCTCCAAAAGCGAGAGTCTGGCGAAGTCAGATTGCAACAAGCTGCGGAGCGAGGAAGGTTTCTCGACGAGCGAGAACTGCAGATACAGGCTTCCGAGCGTGCTTTGCAGGAAAGGTTCGAGAAGACTGAGATAGAAACCCCACCACCCCAACCGGACGTGGGCGATCGTGAAACGCTTCGTAAAGGAGCGCAAGACGTTGTCACTTCCCTGTTCAGTGAATCAGAGGAAGCTGCAGCAGATAAGCTGGTTGACTTTATTGTTGATAATCGGACACCCCAGGCTTCGGCCCCGGCTCCGATTGATACAGGGAAGATCGCTGATGACGCTGCCAACGCCGCGGTAGAGCAATTGGATAAACGTGTTGTGGCTAGGGATGCCAAGACTGGATACGAAGATTTCCAGACTAGTTACCCCGACATCATGGCCGATCCGAATCTATATCACGTAGCTGATGACATGACGGACGAAATTTCGGCTGAACACCCAAATTGGCCTCAGTCGAAGGTTATGTCAGAGGCTGGCAGATTGACCCGCGAGTGGGCAGCAAAGCTGAAAGGCGGCGCAGAAGCCTCCACGACAGGCGACTTGTCAAACACTGATCGTCAGGACCGTAAAGGTGAATTGGTACGAATGCCGACAGCTGCTGCTGGCGCTACGTCTTCCATCGCACCCGATGAGGCCGAAAGGGCTCAGACGCCGAAGGAAGCACTGAACGACATCAGGAAGTCTCGAGGACAAGTCCAGTAAACCGATTGGGGCTCCCGCGCGAGGGAGCATGGATTAATTTAACCAGGAGGGTTTTTGTCATGGCAGGACAAGTGTGGCAAACAAACAGTCTTGGCGGGTTTATGTACGCACCCAATTTGAGCCGTAAGCTCAGAATGGCGTTGCAACC